CCTTTTTAGGTTCTTCAATTTCAAGATAACTTTCTGTTGAAGCGTTCGCGCTAATTTGTTCGTTAACAACATCAAAAGCTATTTCCATATCCTCTGCTGTAAGTATTTGTTCAGCGGTTCTTTCCCCCTTTTTATTTGATTTGAAAATGGTAAACTCCCAATTTTCTGTATAGCTGAAAATTTTGAAATAGCCTTTGCCCTTGCTTAGAGTACGGACGCATTTAGATGGGTGCCAAAATTTATAACCACTCCATTCAGAATTATTTGGCATCTTAATGAGAACAGCTTTCGCTGTCTCGTGTTCGATGTTTTGTGCGTTAAAATTGATTGATTTCCACATTAGATTACATCCTTTTTTGTCTTAAATCCCTTGTAATAACATTTGATATCATGCTCTAGGTTGGTAGCGTTGATGAATCGGTACTTATCTAAATCAAGCTTATCAATCTTCTCAATGATTTTATCGATTTTATTCTCGATGATATCGACGAAGTTCAATTTACTAGCTTTAACATTAACGATTAAGCGACCATTTTCTAGGTCATGATATTTATTGTCTGCCGAATGATTTGATAAGCGAATTTCGTATTTCCCAAAATCCTTGTAAGCACTGTCTTTCATGCTTGATAGATACCAATCATCAAAGTTTTCAAATGCTTGCTCTAATTCTTCCATTGCTTGTGCGTATTCTCCACACTGTTTATCGCTTCTGTTGAAACTGCGTTTTCTATATGAGTTATATCTACTTTTTCCGTATGCCATTTTAAAACTCCCTTTCCTTATCTTTGATTATATTATACACGCATATACGTGTATAGTCAACACTTTTGATAAAAAATTATATATTTTTTTTGCAAAACAAAAACCCTGACTAATTCAAGTCAGGGCAAGAGAGAGTTTATCGAAGACTCAGCTTTTAACTGTATCCATTAATATAGTAGCATTTTTATAAAAATAAAGCAAATGAAAAAAAAGCCCTGCGTCAGAGCGTATCTGTCCATGTGGTTGCAGGGGGTTTGTCGTTTCATATATATTATAACACAAAAAAACAAAAGGGGGTCTTAACCCCCAATAAAGAAAATCCTACCAAAAACATTTAGACCGAAACAGGTCACCATCCCAAAAGATCAAAAATTCCATGAAGAGTTTAACCCTTGGCACTTTGACGCTTACGAAATGATATAGAAAGAGTCGACTAAAATAGCCGACTCTTTTTTATATGAATTCCCTTTTCGTGCACGCACTTATATAGGGCGCTGAACTAAATCAGTCTAACACCTTTTGCACTAGATAAAACTTTATCTAGGTTATCCAATTACATTTTATCAAATTATTATTTATGAGTCAAACAAAAAAAAGCCCCAGCAAAATGCTGAGGCTTCGACCACTACTGCCATGATATCCCTATTGCAGTCTGAGGGGAGGTGATATACTCCTTTTCAATTTATAGTTTTCGTGGTCTAATTATTTTCCAGTTTGATCTTGTGTAGCTTGTGCACGTTCTTCGATAGCCTTAACTACTGAGGCGCTAGCTTCATCAATGGCTTTAGCGACTTGCGCAGTGTCGTTTGATTGGCTATTCAAGAAACGTTCAAAATCATCATCTGGCAACATCAAGTGTTTCGCACCCGCTGAGCGCAAGGCATCCACTGTCCCCATTGAGCTGATACCGAACACATGACCGTTAACTACACCAAGGTATCCTTGGCTTCCACTTTCGCTTCGAACTACATAATCCATATTTTCTTCTTCCTCTTTCTTATCTACTAAATTATCACTATCATTAATGATGACTACATTTTTATCCAATCCGCCAGCCAAACCCGTGCTAGTAAATTGCCACCAACGGATGTGATCCATGTTTGGATATACATCCCAGAAAGGTTCTGGGCGTACCTCATAATCTGGGTACGCTGCAATCCATAAGCTATTTGGGTAGCGTGCAGTGATTTGATCTACATATACATTAGCTAATGTATATGGTTTGTAACTATAGTAAATTGGCTCAAAGCCTTCTGATTTACATACATCCATAAAAGCCAATACTGCATTAGTATTGGCTTGCTTGTCTCCACTGGCTCCGTCCTCATAGTCACACACTAAAAAGCGTGGGTGAGACGGCAGATTGCTGATAAAGTAGTTAGCTTCAGCTTGTGCCGTTGCCACATCCCCACCAAACCGAGCAAAGTGATAGTACCCGATACAATTACTTGTGTTAGTTTGTTGAGCGGCTACTGGACTAACCCAGCCCACACCCTCGGTCACTTTGATAACCGTGTTATTAGTCCCAGACGCTTGACAGATACCAGTCAAGTCTCCCGGTTGATACGCTGACACGTCGATAAAGTAATCACCTTTTTCCATGCCATCTAAACACTCCTTTCTTATATTTTATTATTCTTTTGGCTCTTGGTAAGTTAAAGCTCGTTCGCTATCAGCAATGCCCTTAGTTGTTGGGTCGGTAATAATTCCAAGAATAACCAAGATTCCGACAAGGGTATTAATACCCTCTTGGATGTTGTTTGGGATATGAAGCCCAAATTGTTGCAACATAAGGAATACTGCTGAGATAAGTGCTACAAGAGTAGCTTTGTTTTTTAAGCGCAGTTTAAAATTAATCATTTTATTATTATCCTCTCAAGTTTCGATCTAACTTCTTCGATATTTCCTTTTAGCTCAACAATGTTCTCATTAAAATGGTCCATCCTTTGGACTAGAGCTAGAATTATTTTTTGGTCCTCTTGATGTTTGTCGAGGCGCTGATTGTGGGTTTCAATAATTTTCTCGATTTCATGGTCAACGACCTCTAATTTAGTGATTCTGTGTTCTAATCGAGAGGCGCGTGATTGACTAGAAAAATAGAAACTCGCACTTGAAATGGAAATGGGGAGAATTACCGTTATAATCCAGTTCATCAAATCTGGATCGTTTTGATTTACCACGCTATACCTCCTTTTTTATTCTTGTGTAAGCTTTGCCAAGAGCTCCTCGTCGTTAACCATAGCAGCGATTAATTCTTTTACTTTTGGTTTTAATACTTTTGGAACTCGTTTAAATTTGTAGTTATTATTAACAATATTTATTGCGAATAGTTTAGCAAACATATCTTTTTATCCTTTCTCTTTATTCTTTATTATCAGTCAAGTCTTCATCACTCAACAATTTTTTCTCATTAAGTTTTTCAATAATACTCATCAATGTCTCTTGTGCGGTGTTTGATGCATCTTGCTGCTTCTTTATTTGTTCTTCCATCTTAGCAATGGTATCAGTAGCTTTTTTGCTTAATACTTCGTACTCTTTGATTTTTGTATCAAGCTCGTTAAACTTCTCATTTTCAGCACGTTGAGGGAAGTTTTCTTGATAGATAACCTCTAGTGCTTCTTTCAATAATTCAGTGTTTGATAGGTCGATTTTATCGACTGGCAAAAAGACAGGGACGTAAGCACCATCTCGGTTTTTCAAAACTACTTTAGTTGCATACGCTGCACCACTGGCATCGTATTCTTTTGATTTTGATTCGTATTCAAATTTCATTTTTTTCCTTTCATTTATAGCATTATTGTGAGTTGACCTCGGTAATCCCAATTTTTTAGTGTTGCTAAAGCGACAATATCACTTCTCCCTCCACTAATTTGTGCGTGACCATCGTGGTCAGCAAGTCCATACCAAGCTTTAATTGTTAGCATATAATCTTGCGGTGATTTTAAAATATCTGCTGGCAAGGAAGCTATTTTAACATCTTCCCCATTCCCAGTAAAATTATATCTAACCGTCAGCACATCTCCAACACGCTTGTAATAGCTACCCTCGTATCCTGCGGGTTGCCAACCAGTGTTGACGAGGTTTGGGTGGTCGTTTCTTGTAAATTCCTTCCACGGCTCCCAATCGTCGATTATAAAAGACCATCTGTGATGTCTGAAAAAAAGCTGACCATTTTTCCCCCAAAAAGTTTGAATGGCTTCTTTACGACCATTTGTATTCTTACCGTAATTGCTGTAGTGAAATAAATAGCCCCATTGACCGCTTGGGTTCCCTGGAGCCGATGGGTCAAGGTAATACTGTCCAGGTTGGTCTATCAAATTTGCATTCTTAGCGACAGGTTTTCCATCTACCCATTTCGGAGCGCCGTTATTACTGGTTAGCTGATATTGCTGAATCTGACTATTGTTAGCGTAGATGTCACCAGCCACGTCAAGAGCGCCACGCTCTCGGTACTTACCAATCCCAACGCCTTGACGATCATATGTCATAATAACTTCATCTGTTGGAACAGTGACTTGGAATGAAGCGCTTGTAAACTCATCTTCTAATTTACCTGTAACTATATATGATGTATCTGCAGGATAACTATTACCAAGGTTTGCATCAGATGCGTTAAATTCAGAAACCTGTGACCAACTTCCACCAGCATCGCCATTGTCTGAAACTTCATTATCAGAACCAATTTTTCGTGTGGTGAAAGTCAGTTTCATGGTGTTTCTCTGAACGCCATTGACAGTCAGCGGTGCGATTTTAGCGAATCTCTTGATGGTTAGTATATCTAACTTCTTACCGCTTCTCCTCGCCTCAAATCTTAGAGCTGGACTGAAATAGAATAGGAACGTTAGTTTCGTCTCTATCCAATCAGACCAAATCCCACGACTGTCTTGGACCCTTCCTCTTAAGGTCATTTCAGTGTCTTGGTTAACAGATACCTCACGCAATACCCCGCCATTAGTTGAAACAGAGTTGTTAGCACCAACGATTTCAGCATAGTAACCAGCTATGGTAGCCCCGCTCTTGGCTTGAGCTCCATTAAATGTAACTTTGACAAGCGACATGATGGAAACAAAATGCGTTGATTCTGGGATTACTCTTTGAGATACTGGATTAGCATCTGTCAACGTGAAACCAGTTAACGACGGCTTCATGTTATTTGTGATAACACTTGCCGTGAACGTTGTCGACTGTGTTTGAATGAAATTTCCATTAATATAAGTATCTACATATATAGTACCCCGTCCACTTGTTGAATTTGGTATATCGTTAGCGAAATCTTCTGGGATTGTCCATTTATACGACGTTCCAACATTGTCGGCAATTTTACCTTGTTTGTTGTACCAAGAATAGCGTAGTGTATGTGTAGCGCTACCTACTTTTTTATCGATAGAGATGTCTACTTGATTGCCAATGAACCCATCAGACACTATCACCGAGCTTCCCCTTGGGATAGTTGTCAGTGTTATTTGCTGATCACCAATATCTAGATTCACAGGACTCCAACCACCCGACCCATTAAAGTGAGCGCGTACACTGAAGACACCAGACCCATCATCAGCATGTCTAACAGTAATTGTTTGATCTATTAATTGGACTGTTTGATACCAACTTAGAACGCTAGGTGAACCAGACCAATTCAATCGTTGACCGTTAAATTCGACATAAGCACTACATTGATATTGAGCAAACGTAGTTGTCGTATTTAGTAACGCTAATCGCAATCTAACTTGACTTGTATTGTTTTGGATATCTTGACCAACCTGGTCAACCCACAACCTAATTCGATATCCACGGTCATTATTTGACCAAAATTCTGCCATTATGCACCTCCTACATAGCGAATGACATTACGGTCTGGGTTCAATAAATCTTGTTCCTCTCGATATCGTCCGATTTGGATAGTTTTCGAAAAAATACCATTTTCAATATGAATCACACCTTGCGAGATATACATTACCTCGTTCCCAGCTGAGAACATTGAGATACGTCCATTAGGACTGAAAAGCATAGAACTAGAATTATCCGTTTTACCAACAACTAGACCTTCATTCGATGCAGTCATGTAGCTATCGATGAAATTCCAACGTTCCGACATGTCATTTAAGTCGTTTTCTAGTTTAGTTACACGAGCACTGGCATCTGCCAAAGCCTTTTCAGCTTGTGCACGATTGGCATTGTTTGCGTTAACGAAATCTTGATAAGCTTGCTTCCATTGATCAAGTACATCAAGTGATGCTTTAGCATCCAATTCAGCTTTAATGATAAAATTCATTTCGTTCAGTCTGTTGAGTTGTGCTTGTGTTAGGATATCATCGGCTTTGGAATCAATTTCATCTTGGACATCCTCAATGGCAGGAGTCCAATCAGTAGGTATGTTGCCTTCTTCAAGCTTGATATTTTTTATTACCAACCAATTACCGTTTGTTGTCGGCATACCTGTCAAGTAAACATCTTGAGTTAAATCATCTGGTAAAGTTGGTTTAGTTGTCAAAACACATGACACTTTAGTCCACTGATTCGCAAAAGCTTTATTCATAGGGACAAAATCAGTCAATTCTGCTTGGAAGTCTGATCTTCTTAGGGATACGTTAAAAATTACATCAACGCTTGGTTTTACATCAAACGAAAGAACATACTGTGTGTTTGGTCGTATGAGTTTCCTCAACAAGCCTCGATATAGAATGCAATTCCAACCAGTGTTTGCTGTTGTTGAACCTTTGATTAGTTTTACAGCACGAATGCCATCAACGTTTACTTCTTCAACGCTCTTGTCGCCATCTAAAAGCGCCCAATCCCAATTAGTAATACCTTGATTGGTTTTTACAAGCAAGTTCCGACCACCAACTGATATACTACCCGCAGTGTCACTCCATGTATAATCTGCTGGGTTTGTGCTATCTTCTTTGATGAAGTTTGTTAGTACACCTAAATAACGCTTAGTCCCATCCTGTGTCAAACTGAAACCAGTTCTACCATCTGCACTATCAGCATAAGCGAAATGAACATAAGGTGTTTTACCATCAGCACCATCATTACCTCGAATTAAGCTCCATGTATAGTCTTGAGGGTTGGGACTATCAACTTGATTATAGTTTGTGTATTGTCCAATATATTTTGGATAATCATCGGTTGTTGCTTCACTAGCCGATGGCATCCAAGGAGTGGCGGTTGAACCCTCTTCCCACTTGTGACCAGCAGTCCATAAGGTGCCTTTTCCTGATATTTCGTATCTTGCAGCAATAGTATCTCCGGTTTTTAGTTTTACAGAAAAGCTATCTCTTAACCAATCAAAGTTATTTCCATAACTCTTAAAAGTATTTCTATCCCAAAATCCATTTAAATTAACATGTCTGGCTGGATTAGCAGTGTTTCCTGAACATTTAATATAAGCCGAGAAAGTATAAGTACCATCTTTTGGTGCAGTAAACGTTTTATCAATTCCCATCCATAAATCTGTTCTTTTCTTAACTATTAAGCCTTTATATGTCCCGTCAGTTTGCCATGCCCACGCTCTATTCCAATTACCACTGAAATCTCTAGTACCATCAATCAAGTTCAAGTTCGGATAAACCGTTGTGAATCTATCTGTACCATCTGCACTGTAAGCCCATGCCGTATGGATATAAGGTGTTTTTCCGTCTGCTCCTTTAGGTCCTTGTGGTCCTTGTGGGCCTTGTTTCCCATCTGAAACATTTAAAAAAGTAACTTCTTCTGAAGCTACTTCTTTGTTATCTACCCAAGCGGAAATTGTTACCACAGTTGGTTTTGTGATATCGCTTGCTTTGACGGTATAGGTCAGACCAGAGCTAACAATAGAGCCATCGATCACAAATCGATAGGTTGCATTAATAACCTGATTCCCTCGTTTTAATGTTGGGCGTAGTGTTGACTGCCCTGTATTGTTTTTAAACAAAACACCGTTATCAGTTGAGACTAGGATATTGTATGGTCGAATGTTCTCAACCATTTGCTCGAAAACGCTCCTAAGGTCTCCAGATGTCCTATTTTCAAGCTCTTTGAAGTTTCCGAAAGTGGTCTTATTGTTGGTTGGATTGCTGAAGCTAATTTTTTGCTCAACGGCACGCGCTCTCACGTCAAGCGCTGGTGTGAATCCTTTGTCGTGGATTGTTATCGTATCCCCAATTTCGACATCAATAAAACCGTCAACCTCGTAAGTGATAGCTGGATATGCGTGTTTACGCAAATTTGCAATTCCTGCAGCACGGATGACATTTGGATTATCGCTATCAACCTCTAAGTCTTTTCGAATCCATTTATTAGATTGAGTTGATACGCCAAAAGTAGACGGGTATAAGTCCGCTGCATGAGGTGCGTAGAGGTTTACGCCCTCTTGTTTGAAAATAACGATACCATTGTTGTCCTTTTCCTCCCAAGGTGGGAGGTTGTCAATGTATACACGTACTTCTTGCTCGCCTTCATGACTCTCTTTTGATTTTCCATAAGGAACTACCAACGTATAAACTTCAGTCTTATCAATCTTTCTCGTCATTGATTTGATATTCTTTTCAAAAGTCAGACGAATGTCACCGCGAATTCGACCCACACCAGTGTGCGAGTCGTCCGCTTTATGGTAAACGTTCAAAACGAGTTGCTTAATTGAACTGTCATCGTTAAGTTGAGTCACAAATTCAACTTCAGCGTCAAATTTATTGGCCAAGCTTAAGAGCCTTGCCAGTTTTGTGTCCTGCCCTTCCCACTCGAGCGTTCTCTTCTGATCAGAGATCTCATTAACGCCTATTTTAACCATCGCAAACTGAGGAATTTCAAAAACATCAAGATACTCCGCAAATGACAAAGGTCTATCAGCCTTGTAAGGGTTCGTGTACTCGTTTATCAGCTCAAGGTTTAAGTTCTCACAATAGCAACGTATCCATCGCTCATTCTCTTCCACTTTCATGATATTAAAAAGATACGTCTGACCTTTGTGTTTAAAGGAAACGAAAGAGCGCTCGTTTAGTTGGTTGTAAAGCGGCTTATTCGCTGTATCGCTAAGTAGCTGTTTTTTAGAAACAGTAAACTCGAACGTGCTTGATGCTGTTCCAAGGTTTCGGGTCCAAGTATCATTATAGAAATTTAACGTTTCTTGCTTCTCGTTATCGATGAAGCCAATCTTCTGCAAATTAGCGTCGTGAATTGTTAGCAACATTATATATATCTCTCCTCAAATTGAACATATACGGATGGTTTAGTTGTTACCCAGCTTGAACAGTAGACTTCTAGCTGCGACTTACCAGGAGGAATCGTGAGGAAGTCAGAGCCTTGCACAACATCGACAATCTTTGGAATATTATCTACAGTGACGGTATCAGTTTCACTATCTATTACCACTTTCCCACCAGCACGGTATCTATTAGGAATATCCCTGACACCTAAGACGTAGTCTTTTCGATAAATAAAATCATCGAGATACATGTGGGTAACAGGTGGATAATTGCCAATCCTTCCAAAAATAACATGGATTTTATCTGATCTTTTCCCCTTGATTTCGGGGATAGAATATCTTGGGTATGACCCCCACCAATAAAATTGGACGACATCATCAAACCTCATTATATCTGACCAACCCCTTGATTCATTAAATGGGTTGTGCTGATCGATGTGTGTGCCTAAAAAATTCTTCTTGTCGACAATACGGAAACCTCCCTTGCCGTCAGCAGCTAGAAAATTATATTCACAGCCTAAACCATTGTAACGTTTAAAAGTTTCGACACCATACAAGAAAGTGCCGCTTGCATCTGTGACGCAAATTTTCAGATAGCCCATCTGATTCGCAGAACCAAGCCAGAAAATTTGCCTCCACCAAAAGTATTCATATAGCGCACCTTTTTCACCGCTAGAATCCATTGGTATGTCAAAAGTAACCGATGATACTTGACCGCTCTGCAAAGCAATGTGAGGTCGTCCCCAAGCATTATCAATGTAAAGAGTGCCGTTTGGCTTGGTGTCGTTGACATCGTTCGAGATGCCAATGTTTTTCAATCCTTGAGATAAACCGTTAGGGATTCTGTGCTCCCCGTTTGACGAAGCGTAATCAAAAAGTACCTCTGAATGTCTATAATCTTCTGTATTTGCTTCTAACCTGTTCCCAAGCTCACAGACACCTGTGCTATTAACTAATCCAATATAGCCATTCTCACTATTGTGCTTCACTGTAATTATTGGATGAGCTTCAACTGACCCGTCATTAACAAGGTCAAATACTAGCTTTTCATTTACCGATTTGGGGTTTTCGAAACCTCGGTAAGTGGTTGAATGTGCAACACCGTCAGGTACTAAGAATTCAATTTCAGCCTGGTCATACCAGTCAGAGATACCTTTCAAACTAGCTTCTCCTGTCACTATCGCTAAATAGTACCTATCTGGCTCATCAGGTAATTTCAATTCTACCGGTTTATCAGAGTGTAGCACTCTAGCCGCTTGTTCCCTTACGTGATGAAACATGTTGTAATCAATTGGAGCTGGTTCGTTTGGGTCTACGAAAGCATTATCGTTAAGTTCTCTAGTCGCTAAGCTGACAGTTAGCTTGATTTTCTTAGCGCCAAACGAAACACGTTGAATATTAACCCCCATTTTAGGGGCTGAGTCTGTAGTGATATCACGTTCGTTCCCAACATCGTGCGACACTTTGATTAGTTTGAAGTAATCATTCAAATCATATCCGTTAAATTGAAACACGGCCATTATTTAATACCTCTCATACGTTTGTAACTGAAATCCTTATCGTTTTGGTATGATACCAAATCGTCCCCTGTTGCGTAAGCAAACTCACGGCCATTGATATTAAGTGAAATCGGACGTCCTACCAAGTCAGTGATAAGGTCAAGTGCTTGCTCAAGGCGGTCCATTCTGCTGTCATCTCGGACTGCTAGATCAACACTGCCACGGATTAAACCACCGCCAAAGCCGTCAAACAAGTCATTATCTTTAAATAGTTCTCGAGCGTCTATCGCATAGCCACTAGCCACGTCAACCATGTTCTCGATAGAGTCTCTGACGTATTTAACACTGTTGTCAATACCGACAGCCATACCTTGGCCGATAAAAATACCGACTTCATCGCGGAATAACCTTGATGGTGAGTGAATTTTAGCCTTAGCTTGAGCCGCGCGCTCTGCTTGGGCGACTAGGGCATTGGCGGCAGCTGTTACTGCCCCAAGAGCAGACATCATACCAGCGGCCAAACCTTGTCCAATCATTGCCCCTACGGAACGCATAGCGCCTGCGCCTGCCATAGCGCGTGATTGTGCTGCGCTAACCAGTGCGCCCGCTGCGGCAGATACAGCCCCAGTTGCTGATTGAATTCCCCGAGCAATTCCTTGCCCTGTTTGTAGCCCGGCTTGTCTGCCCATTTGAATCATTCGTTGGCCATTAGACTGAACAGCTTGTGCCATATTCTGCATTGCTGATTGCACCTGTGAGGCCGCGCTGTTCATTGCTGAAGCAATCAATGGCGCCGATGTTCCAATTCGCATGATCGCTGTTGTGGCCGTTGTAGCACTTGTTGCAACCATGCTGAATTGTGGCGGAATTGTTGAAATTGAAGCAGTCAACTGCATAATGCTCGCAATCAACACAGTAAACTGGCTGGCAATCATCGCAACTGTAGAACCAACAGCGGTGAGGCTTGCACTCATCATGGTGAATTGTGCGGCCATCATTTGAATAGATGCTCCAACCATTGTTAATTGACTGCTGAACACGGACATGATTGATCCCAGCATTGTAAATTGTGAGCCAAACATTGTCACGCCCACAGCAGAAGCCAATAACTGACTGTTAACCATAGTCAACGCAGCTGTGAATGCAATGAATTGACTATTTAGCATTGTTAATGATGCACCAATCGTGATGAATTGAGCTGCCATCATGGTCAAACTTGCACCCAGTGAGGTCGAGCTTGCAACCATAGTAGTAAAACCAGTCGCTACCATAGTAAGCTGAGAGGCTAACATAGTCATGCCAGCGGTAAGCATTGTCATGGACGTACTGATAAAGGTCAAGCTAGAAGACAACGCCATTGCCACTGCACTGAACATAGTCAATCCCGCAGCCGCTTGCATCAATGCTGGCACTATCATCATTATCTGCATTTGGAAGACCGCAATAGGTGCTACAATGGCCGTTAACCCAGCTAGTGATTGCAGGGCTTGACTTGAGAATGTACTGAACGCAGCTGCTGCAGTAGCAAGCAAAGCTTGCAAACTACCAAATGATGATTGAATGCTTGAGATAGCAGTTGAGAATGATGTCAAACCAGATACAGCGCTAGTTGCTGATGCTGACACCTTGCTCATGCCATTTCCAAGTTGAGCCATACCTGCACCAGCTTGAGCAAGCCCTGCTGAGTTATCACTAATCGAACCAATACCATGAGCCACTGCCGCAAGAGATGCAGCCATGTCTCCTAAGTTTGTATTGGTAATTTTGACTACACCATTAGCTAGCTGATTGAAACCAGCACCAGCCTTCTGAGCAGCTGTACCAATTGAATTGAACACGTTAGCCAAGCTATTCAATACACTACTGATTGCATTTCCTGCAGAGGTAATCACGCTTGAAACACCTTCAAATGCTGACTTGATGCCGTTTCCGATACCTTGAGCCGCTGTGCTAATTGATGTTCCGACTGATTGCACCACACTAGCAATTCCTTGCAAGGCTGCCTCAATTGCGGCACCAGTAGCACTGATGATGCTTGCCACACCACTAAGAGCCGTACTAATAGCCGTACCGATACCCATAGCGGCGGTAGCGATTGCCATCCCTGCTGCTGACACAACCGATGCAATGCCACTAAATGCAGCACTAATCACACCACCAATTGCGGTAATAATAGGCACAATTTGAGTGATTGCTGTAACAATCGCTGAAATAATTTGACTGATGACAGGTGCAAGAGTTTGAACGACCGCAACGATGGCAGAGATCACTTGACTAATGACTGGAGCCATAATCTGAACGACTGTAACAATACCTTGAATCAAGGATATGATAATAGGTGCTGAAGCTGATATAGCTTGAGCGATAGCACTGATTACCATTGCAATCTGTGGTCCAAATTGTCCGATAACTTGAGCGACTTGAACGATACAGTTCGCAATAACTGGTGCGATTGCCAATATAGCGTTAGCAATGATTTGAGTTACTGTAGTGATTGTGTCACTAATTATTTGAACAATCGGAGTAAATGCCTCGACAATTCCACTAATTGCGTTTCCTAGAGCAGTAACAAATTTTGTGAAGCCATCAATTACATTTGACAACACTCCTAGTATAGAAGTCAGCGCATCTCCAAATGCTGAAATGAATGGTGCTGCATTTCCTAGAGCAGTGCCGATAGCTTCAACCAATGGGGAAAGTTTGGCTAGCCCCGGTGCTGCTTCACCGACTGCCTTAATGACGATACCGAATGCCGTGCCAAAGGCTTCAACGATAGCCCCTGCTGCCTTACCGATTGATTCAACAACGGTTCCGAACGCTGAACCTATGGCTTTTAGAATTTGTGAAACACCTTTAGACTGAGTGGCTAGTAAAGTGAATGAAGACACGATGATGCCAATGCCAGCACCAATACCGACTGCGGCAACGGCTACGGCAGCACCGAATGAAAGTAAGGTCGCTGGGTTCAATCCTTTAAGACCTTGTAAAGCTGATTTAAGTCCTTGGCCAAAGCCTTTAAAAGCAGTTGATAGCCCTGTTCCGATGCCTTTTGTAGCTGTTGAAATGCTAGTCCCTGTTGATTTAATGACATTGGCCAACCCACTGAATAATTGAGTGATAGTTGATTTAGAACGTTTAGCACTCTTTGCAGCTTGTTCTGTTCCTTCTGCGGCATCTTTACTGAACTTCTTGAATGGATTTAGACTACTAATGAAGTTCAAACCTTTCAATGCACCGCCTAAAACTGAAATACCAGCCTTAGCAGTTATAAAACCTGCTGCTATTGCCAATATCCCACTTGTGATACCGTTGAGGACGCCTTTAGGGATACTACTTACAAAATTAGCTACTGCGGACGCCGCTTGTGATACCCACTTGGTTAGTGTTCCAAACGCTGTACCTAAAGCTGATATAATCGTTTGCATTTCAGAGCTATTAAAAACGTCAGCGAGTGACGAACCAAGTTTTTTAACGACAACCCAAACATCTTCTAAGGCTGTTTTAAATGCCTTGAATGCTCCTGTATCAGCGAATGAGCTGATAAAGTTGCTAACTGATTTAGTGGCAATTGTTAAGGTTCTTGAAATGCCATAAGCTATGTCTCCAAACACACTACCTAAACCTTTAAATAGGTTTTTAAAATCGATTCCTTTAAACGCTAACCCTATCTGACCAGCAACATATCTGAAAGCATTGCTAAGACCTTTTATAGCCCCAGTATTGCTAAAGCCTTCCCAAAAAGCCTTCACAGCCTGACTTGCTTCTTTAACCGCTTTATCAATGCCTTTGCTCAGATTGTTAGCAAAGTTCTGAATCTTACTGTCATCGATTTTGCTAAAAGCATCAATGATGCCTTCAATTCCTTTAATTGCCTTTGCACTAAGTTTTTCAAAAACGGGTTGCAATTTATTTGAAACCGTTTCATAAAGTCCACCAACAGCTTCATCTACAGATTTATATCTCGTAGCTAAGTCTTGCATGGAATTACCAGCACGTTTGAAAGCTTCGGTGAAGTCGTCGGTCTTGATTTCTCCATTTTGGATTTTGGTTACAAGCTCATCGAGAGACATACCCATCTCTTTAGCAACTGCAGCCATACCCGCTGGTGATTGTTCCATCATAAGCTTAAAATCTGCCCATGAAACTTTGGGTTTGGTCATCGCTTGAACCATTTGTTGGCTTAAGGTTTTCATTGCTTGTTTAGGGTTTTCTGCAGAAGCAGCTAAACCACCCATGGCTTTCACCAAATCCCCAGCATCGCTACGACCAATCGCAGCCATTTGTGAGAATGTGGTCCCCATGTCTGAGGCAGAATAGATGGTTTGAGTAGCATAATCTTGCATCGCTTTCTTAGCTGATGCAATTTCTTTTTTCCCCCATCCCAACTGGCTTAAATTACCATCAAACGTTTTCCAAGCCTTTGTTGAATTGTTAAGCTCTGTAATCATTCCACCGATACCGCTGGTTATAGTACCGATGCCCTTGGTGATACCAGCACTAACTAAATTAGCACCCAAAACACTTTTGAAAACTGATCCTAACTTAGCGCTTGTTTTTCCCAAGTTTTCAGCGTTTTGTTGTGCTTTTTTGAGCGCGCTAGACAGACCATTGTCTCGAGCACTCAATATTGCTCTTACATTAAACGTTTTATCTGCCATCTAGCAACCCTCTTTCTTTCTTATAATTAAGATTATTTCGAGCTCGTTCTGACAGTTTGCTGTTAGTGATTTTTTCGCCCAAAACTTCACGAGCACGTTCTTTAGCATTATAGAAGTCGTCAAATTTTTCGAAATAATACTTTTTGCCATCTTTAGTTGTGGCATTAGCCAACCTATTCAGATAAGCAAGTTGATATATTTCTCTTTCTTTGTTCAAAAAACGTTTTTTATGCGCTTTCTGATAGAGTTTCATTTCTTTAAGTGTCATTCTTCGTGCTTCAAGCAATGACACGCCAAAATCAGCCATAGCATTCGTGATTAACTCCTCGTATACTTCAGCTGAACTTTGGTTATCACTCGTTGTCTTTTCTACTCTGTGGCTTCTTCCACTCGTTTCGTTGTTGCTTTCGTCAAAGGTTGAGTTCGCAATGCTGATAAAAAATCATCAAATAGTGAGTCAAGATGACCTTTCTCAGCTTCTTCAACGACGTATGCTTCAATACCTTTTACAGATGGTTTTTGACGTTCTGTAATTGTTGCTGCTTGGATAAGGTCAAGCAAAATTACTGGATTTTTCTGTTGCAAGTCAACGACTGCGTGTTGTACACCGAAACCGAACGAAACACCACCATCTGAAATAGAGTAGCGTTTATCAAGTTCGCGGATAAAATCAAATCCAAAAGTCAAAGTGTAGTCTTTTTTATCAATAGTGATTGTGTGCATTGTTTGTTTACTCCTATTTTTTCTAAAATAAAAAGCCAAACCGAAAAAAGTTTGGCTCAAGATAATTACATACTATTAAACACCGAGGCCTGAAGGTACAGTAGTGTCTTGGAATGTGTATTGAATTTCTTTAATTTGTTCTCCAGTCAATGTAGCTTCTCCAGCTTGTGGTTTACCTTCAATAGTCAATTCTGATTCAATTTCTACAAGGTCTTCTACATTAGCCGGTACTTTCCAGCTAGACAGACGTCCAATCGCATAGAGAGCACCGTATTTACCATTTGATTTTTTGTCAGCCAAATCAATTTCCCAAACTTCCACTTTGTAACCGTCAACTACTGATTTTTTTAGCATTTCGTTGAGGTCATCTTTAGTACCAATAGCGTTAATTGATAGTTTAGTTTCAAGGCCACCGTCGGCAACAACTGCACCGTCTTTGGTTTTGGTGCTATCTGCATCACGTGAATATTCCCATTCGTGCTCTGTTTGTAGGGCAAGTTTAGCTGCCGCTTTTTTGTCTCCGAGTTTTCGGAACATCAAGATTTTATCTTTACCCAAAAGGGCTTCTTTATTAATATCAGCCATTTTTTCCTCCTGTTAAATAAATTTAAAATAAGTATAAATGATGAAGTGATATAGCACTTCATCTGTGCTATTGTCTCGATTGCTATCAATTGACGACTCGTTGATTTCGGCTGAAAACTGCATGCCGTCAATTTTTTTGATAGCAAAAAAGCTAGACATTAACTGCCCAGCCATATCTGATAATATTTTCCGGTCATCAACGTGTCCCCAAACATGCACTGTAGACGATAAACGACCTATCAAGTGCGATTTTGTGGATTGTGGCAAGACCATTGTTTCCCCCATGACGACAAAGGGGTAAGCCACGTCGTCTGGTGGCAAATATGTGTAAGTGTCGTATCCTAACTCATGACTAATACGAAACATTTCATCATGAAGTAATTGATCTGGTTGTTTCATGTTTCATCCCATTTCGCTAATTCTTCGACCATTTCAGGCACCACTTCATCAAGAGCTGGTTTCATGAATGGTTGCGCCTCCATTTTGCGAGTACCAACTTCGAGATACCCTGAATAGCTAGTCAAGGCTTCGACAATTGCTTTATCACTTTGAACTTGCAGAGTAATACTTCTACGAGTAGCACCCGTTGAATAGCCTTTATTGAATTGCGCTCTTTTAACAGCAGCTTCTTTCAATTTTGAACCATGCTTCCTCAAAACCTTTGAACGTCTTTCTGAAGAGGCATTTTTAAGAAGACTTCGAGCCATTTCATCCAATCCTTCAAATTCGATTGTAGCCATGTTATTTCACCACCTTGTTAGCATAGATGACGTTTAGACCGGTTAGATAGCTTCTGACAGTAACAGGTTTGTATTTGCTGCCGTTATATTCAATCGTGTCAATTCCATCTTTGATAGGGCTTCTAAACCTAACGACGATGCTATTGGCGTTTAACAGGTCTCCTAGTTTGGCTTGCAATTCAAGGCTAGCACCAGTCACATTACATGCTGTTGTCTTAGTCCATTCCTTACCGCCTACCATACGTCCTAAATCAGGGTCGTAGTGTTTTGGTGTCTTATCGATATATTTTAGCACTACGGTATCAGCGTATCTCATAGGAATAACACCTCTCCCTCTTTAGACTGTCCAGAAGTTCCATATAAACGCTGAAGCATATTATCGTAAGGCTTAAATTCAGTTTCGTTATCGTAGTAAGACATTGAATGACCATCTACTGATTCAGATTTAGCACCTTCAGCGCCTCGACGATTGAAACGTTTGATGACACAATCCTCGAAAATGAATGCTAACTTGTCATCAATCTCTTCGACACCATACTCTGATTTAAAGTGGTTAACGACACGCTCTAGCAAAATTTTAAGCAAGGCATCATCATTAGTGTTAAGGTCAACCGAGACATTCTTAATAACTCTATCTTTATCTAACGTCATCATGCCATACCTCACTATTCAGTGGTTTTCTTAGCTCTAGTCTTTTTCTTAGGCTTGTCGTCTTGTACGTACCCTAGCCCGATGAGTTCTTCAGTACGTTCGCCATCATAGCAGTCGCCAGCAAAATAAACTTTCCCGTCTGTTTTATCCATGAACGCTTTTACTACGTAATTCATATTAAACACCTGGAATTACAGTAAGCATGTAAACATCATCCAAGCGTTCAAATGATGGCAATGCTACCATTGACACCTTAGTTTGTACGTTAACTGGGTCAGTAGTCTTGGTAGTTGTAACTGCGATACCGTTATCAACGATTTCAACGTCAGCGTTAACTGTGTTGTCAGCGAATAGATCAGATTCTTCTGGAGTTGTTCCAAATACAGTGTTTCCAAGAGGTCCGTTAGGGGTAAGAGTCAAGTGGCCGTCAGGGAAGAATTTAGAAACTTCACCTTTCTCGTTTCGGTAAGTACCGTTTTCGAGAACAATTTCCACACCATAATTATCAGCCACATAATTCTGAAGTTCAGCTTTAGTAACTGATGACCCATCACCTGCCAATGGTTTAATAGCTTTAACTGTAGATGCAGCCTTGCGAATAAGACCGAATGTTTTGGCATTCATGATTGCACGTTCTGGATTAAGACCAAGTTCACGCGCTGTTTCGATAGCATCTTCCAAATCTGCAAGAGGTGTAGCACCAGGTTCTGCCCAGCTCTTAGATACTTGTTTCTTATGGTCTGCTTTAACACCATAATCAATATCTTTGTTAACTCCATCGCTCGTAAATGCAATTTTACCAGTAGCAAGTACTTGCATACGCATAGCTTCAAGACGAGCACGCGCACCATTAACAAGTGTCAAATTGTCATTGAAAATACCCGCTACAATTGTATTAACTAACGCTTCATTGCCTGTGTCTTTCACAAGATTGAGTTGTTGACGGTCATTTTCCTTGACAAGCATAGCCTCTTTAAAGAATGGCATCTGTTCATCGTGTATTTCAGCACTAACACGGTCACGAATGGTTACATTCGTATCAAATGCAGCGGCTTTTAAAGCAACAGATTGACCAGAAGCACCTTTGATGTAAGACAATTTCGTTCCAAGTTGTTTGCGAGCTGGGAAAATAGACTCACCCAATGTTGAGTCAACATTTTCTTGCAACGTGTTGAAGTATCCAGCAATATTAGATGCTGTTACTTTATCGTAAATAAGTCCCATGTTTTAATGTTCCTCCTCTTATTTCTTAGAGATAAATTTAACGAGTGGCAAAGCTTTAGTAACTGTGCTGTCCACAGAACCACCATTCACCTTGTCTTTGTAAACTTCACCAGCATAGAGCACTGATACAGTGTTATCGATTGTCAAGTCTACGTCATAGAGTACAATTCCCTCTGGTGCTGTTTTGTTTTCCACAACGGTTTTTGTGCGGTCGTCAAAAATCGAGCCGCCATTACCTGCTACGAGGGTACCTGCTTTGATATATTTTTTACCATCTACGGTTACACCTGAAAATGATTTGTCTACAGTCGCTGACACTGCTTTATAAGGCAATGAGCGGACAATGTTTGATGTGTCGAAAATTGTTTGTGTTGGCATTTAAAATTTCCTTTCTGCTTTAGATAAAACGAGCAGTCGTTACGTTCGTAGATTTAGCAAGTTTAGCTCCGAAGTTATCTGTCTGAGTGCCACCAAAACTTGCTGCATTTGGTGTATTTTGACGGATAGTAGCTTTGACTTTCTCAGCTACTGCGTCATTGAATACTTTTTCAAAAGTACCAACCAATTTAAGAGCTTCAGAGGCATTCTCAGCATGACTAAACATTTCAGCTAGTTCAACTGGTAGACCTTTTGAAACGAGGTCTTCTTTGACTGCCATGTTGAGTTTTTCAAACTCAAATTGTGCTACTTGTTTTTCAAATTCTGCTTTTTGGTCTTCAAATTCCTTGCTAGCCCGCTCAGCAGCAGATAGTTTTGAATAGTCTTGTTCTTTTTGTAAGGCTTTGGCGATAGCTTCGTTTACTCGTTTCTCTTCGCCCTTCTTATGATTATTCAAAGCAGTTTGGACTGCCTTGTTCACAATGCTATCCAGTTCTGACTGTGATTGCGGCGCTTGGAAGTCGCTCGGTTGATTGTTATCAACGTCTTGGCTTACTTCTACATCTTCGACCGTTTCGACTGTTGTGTTATCTGTTTCCATTTTGTTCTCCTATCTAGTCTCATATGTAAAACACCTTCTAAGCCACGATATGGTTAGCTACTCCTTATCTAGTCTTGTCTAGTGTATTCACTTACGAGCCACGCTAGTATTATTTATTTAGGGCTTAAAATAGCCCTATGCACCATTAGAGGCTCGCCCTCTACGGTTTCTTAACAAACATGGTGCACTCACTATTCAACCTCAACGACTGCACATCGGCAGTATGGGTGAATGGGTGGAGCATTCGTTCCGATTTCCATGTCAGCAATTTTGACAGGCTTCTTTTCCGTCTCCTTGCCAATATCCTTGCAAATGTCACACGCTATCGATTCTGGCATGAGCTTGAAACGCTTAAAGCCATTATCTTTCATAATCACTTGTTGAGCCAATGTCTGCACTCTTGCGTGCTCTGTGATTCCCAATCGTTCAGCTTCGAAACGAGAAGCATCCATGTATTTGCGTATTTTACGCGCAATAGTCAAACCATTTTCGCCTCGAATCAGTGCTCTTGTTACTTCATTCTTAACTAATTTTCGTAACTTTTCCTGTCTATTCCAGATTCGCTCTGACCATTTAGCGCCCTCAAAATTTGCATTGACGGCTGTATTCATATACTTTTCAAGAGTTTTACCGCTCGGTACTGTCTGGCCAAGTAAGCTCTCTCTTGCAACTTCACTCTTGTAACCATTCTTAAGATAATCATCGGTCAATTGTCGTTCGCTCTCAGATAGAGCTAATAGTTCGAGCTCTAATTCTTGAATGAACAGTTCTTGACGACCAACCGACATAGAAAAGTTATAGTCTCGAAGCTCTCTGTTTGCCTTTGGACTAAAATCTTTATCAGCTACATACTGTTTAGCCTTTGTTTCAAAAGCCTTGACATCAAAGCTGTCAGCTTTTCGTTTAGCATCACTAACGCTTAAGCCATTTTTGTTAGCATATTTTTGGATAAAAGCATCAAGTTCTTTTCGGAGCTGTGAGAGTTGCAAATTATATAGTGCTTCAAGTTCTTTCTTAAACTCAGCTTCGCCCTTTTTTATGCTCGCTTCTCTCTCGCGAAGGGTACGCTTTGACCAGTATGTCATTCATAAACCCTCTCAAAATCGTCTGTATGCGTTTCTTTTACATCGTCGGTATATTTGCCTACGTGTTCATTAAAGTCGTTAGAATACCCCTTAAAATCGATTTCAGACACTTCTCTATTTATCTTGTCGAGTTCCTCAGTTGGATTTTCAACCAATCCAGACAATCTTAGAGCTGTTCCTTGCGAAACTTGACCACCCAAGCCTGTCAAAATAGATACTTGCTCATTTAACGATTTTGGAAGGTTTGGTGTGAATGTGATTTTCAATAGACTTTCATCAAAATCCTTAAATTCGTTAACCAAAGAACCAATACGAGCAGCAAGACGGTAGCGTCGTTTCAAACCTTGCGTAAATTGAGATTGCGTATCAACTCTATCTTGGTCTAACCCAAACAATTTGTATTTCAACGCTTCACCAGATGCATTCCCGCTAAAATGATTATCAGACATGTCAGGCGTATTAGTAAATACATGAATATCTCTGTTTAACCGTGTCTTATATGCTTCTGCACCAGACACGTCATAAGACTTCGTGAGGTATTCAGCTTTGACTGCTCCCTCTTTACCATCTGCTGACTTAGGCGGTTTAAGCTGCATGAGGCGCGTGCGTTTCATGTCGCTAGCTTGCATACCTTTAGGCAAGGCAAGGTCTCCATAAATGGCAAGTATAGCGTCTGCCATATCGCTCATGTGGTTTGCTGTATCAGACTCTGCACTGTCGTATAAATCAATCAGGTAAAGCTCAGTCTCATAATCACCAATCCCATCAACATTATTTAAGTATTCCGTAATTGGTACTGTACCGAATGCATGAGTTGAAACTGAAATTTCATTAAAGTCATCTGATGCATCAAGCGTATAGATGTGTTCGTTTGTGTAAATTTCAACTACATCTTTTTCACTTTGGAGCGTGCCTCGATTGTAGTATCTGACAGCTGCGATTGAATTATCTTCTAATGAATTGTCATAAATCACAAATGTTTCTAACGGACTTAATCGCTTAATGCGTGTTTCATCATACTCGCTTCGATAAATCACTTCATAAGCTCTACCAGTTTGCGATAAGTCTCGGATAAGATTTCGGTTGTGTGTATCGATGTCGTTGATACGCCCAATGCGTTTAATTGCATCATCGTTTTGTGAGTTATCTTCGTTGTCGTCATATTCGACACGGATAGGATTTCCAGCTAAATAGCCTGTTTTGAATTTGCTAATCATACGACCGTAGTTATGCACAGCTCGTTTATCAGCCATCTCGTTATCCTTACGACGACCAGACTTGAGAACGTCGTGGTTTTCACCTCTGGCATAGTCCAACAGCTCTTGAATCCGTGGAGCTTGTCTCAATTTATGGTGATTGATGAAATTTTCCAACAATTCCCAATTATTAAACATGAGTTCCTCTAAGTTATCCGCTCGATAGCGAATGCGAGACTCTCGATGGAAGCGTAAGTTCAAAACTAGGTCTTGTCCAGTACTGTCCGTAAATAATGTCTGTTCCATCATTCCTCCTAACTAAACATACTAAGCAAGTCATCATAGCTTGCTCGTTCTGTACTACTGATGACATAATCAGAATATATAGCGTATCTCACACTATCCAGCACGTCATCAAATTCTTTTAACGGCTCATCCTTCGTGCTGTTCTCTTTCCATCGGTACTGATAGATCTCGTCGAAAAAGCGAGGTACAAATCCTCGCTTAACATATAATTTTTCTTCTTTAAATAATTTAGCGATAAGTTCTATGCCAGCAATTACTGACTTGTTAGCGTTACTAATATCAAAGCCTTCGTTTTCAAATCTTGCTACGTGCTCAGGGCGGGCACTATCAGCATAGAACGGAATGTTTCCATAGATGCCAGTCAGTTTCCTTGCTTGTTCTACCCACCAGTCTATCTCTTTGAATTGTGCTGCTACGCCATCGACAAGATAGAAGTTGCCATCTACACCTTCACCAACTACCACGATAGAGCCGTAGTGAGTATAACCCCAGTCAATGCCGCCAAAATATCGTTTCATATCTGGCAATTCATCAACTACGTGTATCTTGCTGTCATAATCAGCGTAGATAGCTCCCTCTGCTACTGTCCACTTCATTATTTGTTATCGCAAGGGCTCTTTATCCCCTGCTTCTTATGGTTTCCCATAAGTTCAGACTATCTCTTCATCTCTTGTTAAGAGAGCTGGATTTCGTGGATATTTAGGCATATTAAAAACCGGTCATGATCTCATGCCGATTCAACTTAGCTTACTTTATCTAGTCGTTAAACCTTACTGACATTTCTGCCAGTAGTGGTAATTGATTAGCTTATTCTGCAAATTCAAAAGTATATCCGTGTGTTTGTCTAGCTTTACCTAAACAAACTTGATTAATATGAGTTCGAGCTTTTGGAATCCCCATTTTTTCAGCACATTCTTTGACAGAGTTATAGATAACACCTGTCTCAATACATCGACATTTTTTACTTCGTGCTTCCCTAAGTTTAAGCTTCGTTCTATCTGTGTGCTGTTTGCCATAAAATGGATTTTTTTCTCCAGTTTTTTCCTTAGCTTTTTCAGATAGTTTTTTTCTAGTAGAAGCTTTAACTGTTTTTCCACGATGTACATCACCGATTTTCTTTTTGGTTTCCTCGGTGTGCTTTCTTCCAAGCCAGTAAGTATTGCCAAACATTTTTTGACGATGTTTCTCTCGAGTATCGTCTGTTATCTGTGACAAGTTACTTCCGTCAGCACCGTAGCTCATATTATAGCCATCATCGCAAGAATTATATTTCCCAATGTAGAAAACTTCTTTTTTAAAACCTTCTTTTTTGGTGGCGTATTTTAATTCTTCTAGAATTTCGACCTCGAAAGCAGAAGCCCCAAAAACATTGTAATCTCTTTGGAGTTTTTCGTTTGAGTGTCTATTGTTTTTTAACTCCCAAAAATGCTTTCTTTTTCTCGTATCTAAATCTTTTGTAACGCCAATATACTTATTATTGTTAATTTTATTTGTGATTGAATATATCTTTAAATTCATGTCCGCACTCCTAGTATATCTTATACTATACTATATTAAAGTGCGTTTTGCAAAACTTAGCCTTCCAATTTTAACCCAGTTTTTCATCTGCTGATCACTCAACAGCGGGGCAAGTGTTTACCCAAAATATCTCTATCATAGAATTTGCCCTTGGGCGTAGCTGCTTTGATAGAGTCTATATAGCGTTTTGATAAGAAAGTATTGTCATCAAGCTTGAAGCTGAAATCTATAACCTTTCCGTCATTTTTGCCAATATAATCTCGATTAAGCCAGTGATTGGGATTATCTGGGTTACTATCCCAAACCACACGAGCACCTTCACCAGAACAGCGTGAGATGATTTCTTTGAAAACAAACTCGTTAGCAAGTGATGCCTCATTAACATAAGCGCCGAACGCTGTAAAACCGCGGGCACGTTTAAGACCACTAATTGAACCAGTGTAAACTTGGACAACTTTTACACCGCAAAACACGAAAGACCCATGCTTATCATACTTGGGTTCAAAGCCGTATTTATTATAAAGTTCTTGCAGCACGTTGTTCTGTATCGACGTTGAAGACGTACCCGCTAAGATATAGATAGGTTCATCTACACCTAAACAGTCAGCAATCTTTCTGACACGACTTAACTCAGTTACAAAAGTGTCGTTATTAACTACAGTCTTACCAGCACGTTTAGCACCATGAAGCCCACAGATAAACCAATCGTGATTCCAGATATAGTTAAGCACTTCCAACTGTCTCTTGGTATAGAGCTTACTCAAGTCCATCGCTTACAGCTCCTTTGATGAGGTTTAGGAAACCAGCGATTTTCTCATCTTGACCCTCATCGCCACCGACTTGGGCCTTGAGTTTGTCGATCTCGAGTTGCATCTTCTCAGCTTGTTTTTCAGTTGGGTAGCGTTTCATGAGTTCGCTTCCTGCCTTGATGACTTCGGAGATTGACGGAGGCTTCTTAGTTTTAACAAACTGACCTGTAGCGGCGTTCAGCTCTACGACTTCTTCCATGAGTTCTTGACGTAAAATCGAAGTGAAGACTTGCATAACTTCGTCTTGTTTTGCTATTTTCTTCTTTTCAAGATCTTTCAGTCGTTCTTCGATATAAGCCTTGATTCTGTCATTTTCTAACAATTTATGAGCTCTAGTTTTAGAGTAATTTTCAGAATATCCAGCTTTAAGAGCCGCATTGTAAGCTATGCCAGAAATCAAGTATTCATCCGCAAATATTTTCTGTCGTTGATTTAGCCCAATATGTCCACCTCCTTCATTACTTAATCAAAAAAAAGACAACCCACAAATGAGCCGTCTTTTCTTTCTTCTTCGATAATATAATAATACCACTTAAAACAGTTAATAGAGATCGTTAAAATTCCGCTAAAATACCATTTTTTCAACGCTCCACAATTAACCGACCATCACGATACAATTCTGCGAAAGCTAGGATAGAGTTGTTTAAAAGCTCTTGGAATGCAGTGCGTTCAAAGCCGATTGATTGAGCTATCTGCCAGTTGGGTTTGGGTGGAAACTCTAGATATTTTTCTATCAGTATCCTACGATAATCTGGACGATATAGACCACTGACGGCCTGCTCTATAGCTTCCAACTCATTAAGTGCATCAACTCGCCTAATTGCAATGTTTTCAACTGGCTTATTTACTCCACCTGTGCCACGGGGCATAAACGTAAACTCTTGCGTTATTTTCTGTTCAGCGCTATCGTGTGCAATCTCTCGCCAGCGTGGATATTCTCGAAGTTTGCGTTTGCAACGTTTGATTGTTGCTTTCTCATCAATTTCCGGCAATAGCATTATACTAACCTCTCTGATATAATAGTAGTGTTAACTTTCATAAAGTGCCGGCAATTGTGTCGGTCTTTTTTTGTTTTTTAACCAAGAAACAAACATTAAGAGGTTTCATGAAAAGACAATAGCGTTTGTTCTTGAGTCTTGTACCACCTCCTTTAGATTAAATTCCAGTCTGCTACCAGCAATGCAAGACTAGAGTAAAAAAAGTATGTATTGGTTTCCTCTTTTCTATAAATTTACTGGATTTTTATGTCAAGGTCTGTCAGCTTGACGTTTTGTCGAAAAATTACCTAGTCACGACAGACTAACTGCTTAGCGAGGGATTCGAACCCTCACAAGCTACAAGAATAAAGAATTTGAATTATAGCGACAGTTACGCTGTTATCACCTCCAAACTTAATGTAATTAATGACTTATAGCGGATTCGAACCGCTACAAGCCCATAGAAATCGCTTTATATAGCGCACGCTTGACACTTTCCTTTTCAAGACCTAAATCACCTTGAGTGCGATATTCTAAATAGATACGATCAACTTCGCTATCTAGGCTTTCAGGCCATTCATACTTATTAAATACATATTTAGCTATTTTGCCAAATAGCTCTCTAGAAAGAAGCCCTTCTAGTTGTATCACTTTTCTAGGCGTTAAAATTCCAAGTTCTGTATATACTGTGTTAATTGCTGTTATGATTGTTTGAGCTTGATTTTTTGAGCATCCTTTCACTTCCATAATATATTCTGCGTTACGGTTACGGTGTGCTGCTCTTAACTCTTGGATTTCCTTGCGAAGCTCTCGAAAAAGTTCCTTAGTCAGCCCAGCGTTAGTTTTATTAGTATCTGGCTTACATGACCCACTTCTGACAGAGTAGTTCTCTGCCAGATACTCTTGTAAGTCATTCACTAGGCCGTTCGTAAGATACTCACACATGTCTTCCAGCGTTACAGGCGACAACTTCGAGCGCTCCTTAACCACGTTATCAAACCTTTGAAAATATTTTCTAGCTTCCATTCTATTGCATTTCTTGGTTTCCATTATATATTTAGTGAGTGTTCTGCGATGTTCTTCCCTCAATGCATCAAACTCTAGAGTTAACCTTTGATGTAGCTCTTTAGTTAATCCAGCGTATTCATATTTCTTCATGTCTTAATAACTCCTCAAATAACTTGGAATATCATCTCCAACCTGTACGTTGTCATACTGTTCCTTGGTGACTAGAAACTTACCATACGCTCCACAATCGATTGTGTAGAGCTTCCCTATCATCTGCTTACCAGTGATTTTCCCATGCAATACAGTAGCGTTATCAACCTTATGTACCACGATAGCTTCCACAGGTCTATTTGTCACTCTTATGATGGTAGTCACATTGATTACTATTGAAATTAGTAGTAGAGCAGTTAAAAACCTTAGCTGGTTATCTCGTTTTGACAAAGTTGTCATCAATCATTACTCCTTTCC